AACGCCATTTGCCATCGCAGCGGCAGCTGCACCGCGAATCACGCTTTCTTCGGTGGCGCCTGGCGCGTTCTTCAGCGCGTTGACTTTTTCCGCGATATCCGTATCGGTAATGTTCGGATTGCTCGCGGTTTGGTTGTCCTCAACTGTGGTGCCGGGATACTTCTCCGCCAGGTAGTCGTTCGCGGCCTGGACCGCGGTGGGGCCGGCCCTGACAATGCTGTCGGCGATCAAGCCGATGAAGGCGCCGTTGGCCAGCAGCCGCTCGATGAAGAACCCCATCGCCGGCACCAACTCTTCGCCGAACAGTTCGGGCATTTGCGACAGCTTGCTAATCTGCTCGATCCAGTACGCCGTATCCTTCGGCAGCAGCGCGTTGAGCTCTTCGGGCAACTCGTCGAACTTCACGCCGAGCATTTTGAGTAGCTTGACCAGCTCCACGTTCACGCCGGTTTCGACCTGACCCAACTTGTCCAGCAGGCTCTGACTAGCCGCGTAGAGCTTGTCATTGGCTGATGACAGATCAAGTTCGCCCGGTGCGGAAGCTGAAGCCACAACGCTCCCCAGCTGCGCCAGCATGGTCTCGCTGCGACTGTAGATGTCGATGAACGCCTGGCTGCCGGTGAATCGCTCGCGGGCCAGTGCAAGCAGTTCCTCGCGCGCCGTGACGGCTTCCCGCCCGGCCTCCGCATCACCCGTCATGCCGGCGGCGATCAGTTCGTCGAAGCGCTTTTGCGCCAGATCGAGTTTCTCCGCCTGGCTCAGCGGCGCAAGGTCGGACAATGCGGTGTTGTGCAGCGCTCGATCGATTTCCTCAGCGAGCGCGAGCTGCTCTTCGTACTGCCGGACCTTCAGTGCATGCAGCTCGCGCAGATGCGCTACCTCCTCTTGGTAGGCGTCCAGGTTCGCCTGGCGCTCAACGGAGATAGCGGCCAGCATGCTCTCGGCGTCGCTGCCACTTGGGCGCAGCACGTAGGCGCCCAGCGCAGTGTTGATGTCGTTCGTGATGGCGGCCCGCAGGGAGGCGACGCCGGCGGTCAGATCCTTGTAGCTGGCCACAAGGCTGGTGATGCCTTCCTTGCGCCGGCGCTGGAATTCGAGCTCGGCCTCCGCCGCCTCCTTGCTCGGTGTAAGCGCATCTTCAAACGCCTGCATAAGGCTCGCCGCATCGCCGGTGGCATTGCGCAGCGCCTGCTGCACTTCGGCATCGAGGCCCTCAACGTGCTCCAGGATTTGTTTTGTAAAACTGGCCAGCAGCGGATTAAGTGCCGCCTCGCTTTCCAGCCCGTTCTCACCACCGCGCAGGCCAAAGAAGTTGCCGGTGTTGACGCCGTAGTCGGCGTGCGTGCCCTGCAGCACGGCCCCGCTCAGATCCAGCTTGCCGCCGTGCTCTTCCACCATTTCCACGACCTTGTCGTGGATTGCTTCAAACACGCCGGCGATGCTGTCGGAGGCGGCCTGATCGCCGCGCCGGTTGATGAGCGTGAGTTCAAGGCCTGACGACAGGGTTCGGGTGCCGTACTCATACTTGGGCTTGACCACCGCTGGATCGCCCACTGAGAAGCCCACGCTGCTGCGCTGCCAGTCGTCGCCCTTGAAACCGTCAAACGCGGTGTAGAGGAGCGCACCGCCAGCGAGCCATGGTGCTACGGCGCCGAGCGTGCTCATGAGTCCGGTACCGGCGGCAGCGCTGGCCGGTAGGTTGAGGGCGGCGGCCTGGGCGCTCGAGAGCGCGGCCCCACTGGTACCGCCGAGGCCGAACAGCTTGCCGACGCTCGAGCCGATCTTGCCCAGCGTGGACCCGATGTTGCCAAGCGAGCCGAGCAGGCCCGCAGTGTCGCCGCCACCAGTACCACTGCCGCCGGCCAGCTTGGTGATGCCGAGGATGTCCGACAGGTTGGTGGATCCGCCATTGAATATGGCGTCAACTAGGTTTTTGCTCACCATCGACGTGTAGAGCCGCGCGTAACCTTTGGCGATGCCGTCGAAGTAGTCGCCCCAGTCCTCCGCGCTGTCCGTCAGTGCGCGGTACAGGCCTTCGTCCAGGTAGCGCTGGACGTTCTCGATCTGGTTTTCGCGGGTCTTGGCCAGTTCCTTTTCGCGCTCGGTCTGCTTGGCGGTGGCCAGCTCGGCGTTGTGCCGTTCGGTCACCAGACGCGCGACCTGCATGCGCTGCTCTTGCGTGGCCGTGGCGTCGAGCTTCCGCAGCGCGGTCTGCACTTTCTGCGTAACTGTGGCTTTGCCGAGCAATGCGTTCTCGAACTCCATCTGCTCGACCAGGTCAGCGACCACCTGCGAGCCGTGCGCGGTGGTGGTGTTACTGGCTTCCTGCGCCTTACGCGCCTCAACCTCGGCGGTTGCTGCCGCCTCAGCCGCTGCGCGAACCTGGGCCAGCCATTCCGGGAGCCTGTCGCTTGGCGGCGGAGTGTCGAGGAGTGCCTGCAGCTCGCGTTTGGTCTCTATGACGTTGCCGCGCAACCCGTCGGCGAGGCCCTGAATATCCGACGCGTTGATCGAGAATGTCTTGCTGTCCTCCCCGAAAGTTTCGAGGATCGCCGACAGCGCCTCCAGATCTTCCCCCAACGGGCCGCCGACCTTCGCGGCAAAATCCACGATCGGAGCCAACACTTCCGCGATGGCGCCAACCGCGCGCTTGGCATAGTTCAGTACGTTGGCAACGGAGTCGCCCGAGCTTGCCATTACGTCGAGCACCGTCAGACCGATGCTCTTCCAGAACAATTCAACGCGCTTCTGCAGAATCAATAAATCTTGCACGCGGTCCGCCACGATACCAAGGCCTTGCACCGTGACGTCGACCATCTGAACCGCGGCTTTCTCGACGCCTCCTGCCTCCACTGCCACGCCCACCAACCGCTCGGCGAGGTCGCTCACGATGGGCGCCAGCGCGGCTGTAATCTGGTTGCCGGCACCCTGCGCAACCATCGCAACGCGATCCAGGCCTTCGGCTGCCAGGTTCACGGTGGCGGCGTCGATATCGGACAGAGCGGCGCCGACAGCAATAGCCTCGTGTTCCAGCTCGTCCATACGGTCGATGATGTCGACAAGCGCCACAGCTTTGTCGCTGCCGAGCTGGTCCAGGAACATAATCCGCTCGTTGCGGTTCAGGTGCCTTAGCTCTTCGCCAATGCGCGCGAGCAATTCGTCGGGCGCCAGGCGCGCCAGCTCCTGGATGTTGGCGTTGGTATGGGCAAAGAAATCCTCAGCCGCCCCCTTGCCGACGGTGGCGAGCTCCTGAACTTTGACGGTGATGTCGCGGATTGCGTCGGCGTAGCCCTCCTGGTCCAGGCCCGCGAGCTTCACAGCCTGGCTTTGCGCCATGAACGCCTGCGTGCTGATGCCAAGCTGTTTCGCCAGGCGGTCCGTCTCCTGGATGTGCTTTGTGTTGTAGCCGACGTATGCGATGGTGGCAGCTGCTGCCGCTGCTGCGTACTGCGCCAGCGCCGTAACACCACTCTTTACGGCTTCACCAAAGCTCCTCGTTTCTTTCGCGGCCTGATTCTGCTCCTTGCCTAACTTCTTGGACGACTTACTGCCTTTTTCCTGCGCAGTATCGAGCTTGTCCAGCTCTTCACGCGTGGCCTTCACGGCGGTTATGCCGCCTTTGTCATCCCCTTTGATGATGAGGACTGTTTCAAACTCATTCTTCTTGCCGGCCATAAATTACAGGCGCCACAAAAAAGCCCGCCATTCGGCGGGCTTCGGTGAAGGGTTAGGTTTTGCTGCGTTCGCGCAATGCACTGATATAGGCCTGCTCAATAATCGATACCTGATCCAGACGCAGCAGCTGTTCGGCATGATCCAATCCCTGGCGGTCCATGATTTGGAACAATACGTTGTAATCAAGACCTGACCGCTGCCAGCCGTCGTGCCGCCACTGCGTGCCCATCCTGGCAAACAACGTCCATGCCGGCACGTTGACGGCGTAGACCGTGAACTCTTGTTCGTCTGGCTCGTTGCGCAGCCAGGCCGGCAGCTGAGCGGAGGACGCTCCGAAGAACGCGAGATCCTTTTCCATCTCGCGCGAGCTCTGCCGCTTACCGCCGGCCAGGAAGCGCCCTAGATCAGCAAGCTGGACCCTTGGTTCTTTTTTACAACGTCGGCGCGGTACCTGTTGAGGATGGCAGGACAGGCGTCGGGCCGGCCCCGAACCAGGGCCAACAATTCCGCAGGGGTTACGCCGTCAGGAATTTCGATGCCTTCGAAGTCACTGACGCCGAGCAGCGCGTCCGTGATGATGTTGACCTTGCCCTGCTTGATCAGATCGTCGGTCAGAATCTGGAACCGCGCCTTGAACGACCACTCGACCTCGCCGCTGTCCACCGGCGTTTTGACCGTGACGCGCGTTTCGAACTCGTTGGTGCCGCTAAGGCGCAGCTTCAACCCGTTTTGCATGGATGTCTCCTGGTGGCCGATCAACTGAACACGAGAGTGGACTCGTCGTCCTTCGCGCCGGCGGTCGGCATGTTGATAATGTCGGTTGATACGTGCAAAGCGCCGTCGACCTCGGTAAGTCTTGGGTTGGTGAGCTGCACGTTCGGCGCGGTGTGCGTGATGATGTTCCCCGCCACGGTCCCGATAACGATCTCGATGGCACCGCTCTTGTCACCACGTATTTCACCGAAGAAATCCTTGGCCGAAATACCCGGCAGCTCGAACTCGATGGAGCCCGCCCCAATACGGTTACGCAGATACACGCCTTTGTCGTTCGGCTTGTCGCGGCGGACGATCTCGTGGCCATCATTCAGGGTGAGCGAGTTGAGCACGCCCTGGTAACCGAAGATGGTGATGTCCGAATTGACGTTGTTGATCGATACCGGCTCTAGGAATCCCGTCAAGTCGGGAATGGCGGGCATGGCGGTGTTGCTGGGCGAGAGCGGAATGCCCCACAGATCACACACCAGCATGGGCATGGCGCCAGCCTGGTACTGGAAACTCGCGTTACCGCGCACACCCACCGCTTTGAACAAGAAGTTGTCGACGTGCAGGCCGAGTGTGCCGGAGCTGGTACCGGCATCGTTGAGCGCCACCGTGGTGTCGTGGGCCTCGGCATCATCAACCACCGACCGTTTGCAGGCCTCGAATAGCGCCGAATACAGCGGCTTGGTGCCGGCGGTACCGGAGCCCGCCAGATCGACCTCGATGGTGATCGAGAAAAAATTGTCGAGCGTGTTCGCCCTCTGCGCGCCGGCGTGGTTCTGCACATTCGCTTTCTGGCGCATGTTGGCGACCCACGGGTTGTAGTCCCGCACGCGGCAAGGGATCGCCTGTTCGAGCGTGGCCGCCGTGCCGTAGAGGGACTCCTTGTTGAAATAGAGCAGCTTGCGATGGACTTCTGCCATGGGTGTCTCCTGGTCTCAGGGTTGATGGTGCCGGCCAGCGTTACGCTTTGGCTGGCGCCTGCGGGGTGATTGTGGGTTTGGGCTTTTCTTCGGCGCGTCGGCGCATCACCTCTGCGCGGCCTGCCACCTCGGGTGCCGCCGTGGTATCGATGCAGCGGCCTGTCTGGCTGCGCCGGATCGGCTGAGTGTCTGATGGTTGCTTGGCCATGAGTGCCTCCAGTTGGCTAGGCGCGTACGACGCGCGTGGTTTGGGTGAATACGATGCGGCGCGCGAGATAGTGCGAGGTTTGCCGTTTGGTCTTGCTTTCGCTCGCTTCCAGGCCGTGATCGTACGCAGCCTGGTGGACATAGCCGAGCACTGTGGACACCAGCGTGCGCTCGAGGTTGTCGAGATCCGCGAGCGTGCAGTACAGGACAGCGACCACCTGTTTGATCATCTCTTGTGATGCGCGCAAGTTGTTCTCGCGGCTGAGGTAATCGTGATCGCCGTAGAACAGCAGCACGCGCGGCAGGTCGGCGGGTTCGTAGTTCGTAAGTACCGCAGCCTCCAGATCTTCTGCGCATTCCACTTTGTCGGCGAATGCCTCAACCTGGCTCAACAGGGCCCGTATCTGGTGGATCATTGGATTCAAGCCCCAAGAGGTGCTCCATGGCCTGGCCGAATTCCAGGTCGAGCGTGTCGTTCATAAACTCGTAGTAATCCTGCAGCGAGCCGGCCCGCCCCGCAGCATTGATCACCATTTCCGGAATGGACCAGGTGTGCGCCGCCGCGATATCCATGCGGCTCGACCCGCGTCGATAAAACACATGGCGGTTGCCGTTGGCGCCGGTGACGATAAACCCTGCTGAGTGCTTGGCGCCCGTGGCGCTGATTCGCGCGGCCACCGGCCTTCTGCCGCCGCCCTTCCTGACCTGCACAGTAACGGCCTGGCGCTTGTTACCCCAGCGCGGGCGCTTGGAGCCCTTTCGCTTGGACGCCCTGGCGATCGTGATTAACTTCGACCTGGCGCCAAAGTTAATCAGCCCGATGCGGCCGCCCGTATAGATGAGTGCGCCGTACCGGCTGCCCTGTATCGCTTTGCGCAGTTTCACGCGCCTGGACACGGCACCGGCGGCCACGTTGTAGAAAGCACGTACCTTGCCGGACACGTGCGTGCGGGTTTTTGCCAGCGTCTTGTTGATCGCGGCCTGCTCGGCGGCGCGTACAAGGTCTGGATCAAACCGTTTTTTCAGCTCGTCGATGTTCCGCAGGTCGAAGTCAATCATGTTACGTTCCCGCCACTTTGCCGACTTCAGCCAAGATTGTGATGCCGTCGTCGCTGATGATCTCCTTGAGCACGTATGCCTGCCCATTTGCACGCGTGAATCGTGCAGCCTTCGAGAGCGGCGCCACGTCGTCGCTGATCACCCGCAATGCGGTGATGCGCTGCGGAAACGTCTGTTCGTCGAGCTTCATCACGCCAATGGCCAGCCGTGCCTGGATGTCGCGCGCGGCTTTGCCGGTGTCGGTATAGCTCACCAGCTCGCCCGCGAGCTCGAGCGCATCGCGCGCTGCACGGATATGTTCGTCCCGCAGAGTCATGGTGTGCCTTAATCGTCGTCAACCGGCGCTATCAGTCCGGTGAAGAGTTTTTGTTGAGCGATGCTCAGTACGCACGGCGGGGCATCCGGGTCATACACGGTGCGCACGCCATCCACCTGATCCTCAACGCTCTGCAGGAAGCGGAAGCGCTGGACACCGGCGGGCGGTGGCGGCGGTGCTGTCTCATCTTCATCGTTCTGCGATGCCGTTGTTTCTGCGGCGTCAGTCGGCGCGATGGTGGTATCGGCAGGCTGCGTTTCTGCGGCGTCAGTCGGCGCGATGGTGGTATCGGCAGGCTGCGTTTCTGCGGCGTCAGTCGGCCCATTGTTCGTCTGGGAAGCGGCTTTCTTCGTCATGTCTGATCTCCAAAAAAGAAGGGGCTCGCCCGCTATCGACGAGCCCTTTCTCGGTTCTGGCCGGCTATACGCCTGGCTACAGGGTATAGACGTTGGCGCAAAGCGTGCTGTTGATCAGCGGAATCACCGGCAGCGGTGCGCTTTGAGTCATGATGTACTCGACCGGCGGATCGTTCTCGGTCCAGTTTTTCGGGAACAGCTCGGCCTCGGCGTAACCGCTCGCGCCGTCCAGGATAGCGCCGTAGGCACGCACCCCGGCCGCTCCGGTCGAAACCAGGACGACCTGGTTGTCCGCGATGTAGAGCGTCTTGGCGCCGGTGTCGTCGTGATACCAACCGCTGTACGTCCAGATCTCCGGACCAGCGCTGCCCAGCCGTCCTTTGTAGCTGGCGAACATCTGTGCTGGCGCCATGTCCAGTTTGGTGTCAGAGCCCAGCTGTGTGTTGATGAGCTTCTCCGTTGAGGCGTGATTGATGTACTTGCGGTACGCCCCGCGGCCCATGATGATGTGTGTCGTGGGGGCATCCACCAGCCCCATCCACGCCTCGAGGTCATCATTCGGTGTAGAGGCGGACTCGCTCCAGCGCGCATCGCTGCTCAGCGTTTTGGTGAGGGTGCCGGTACGCCCAAAGTCGACCTCCACTGAGGGGTAGTTCTCGCCCGCCACCACGACCTTGCCTGTGCGCAGCAGCTGGGCCAACATCCACTCTTCGCGCCGGCGGATGCGCTTGCGTTGGTCGTCGATGATGTCGGCACGGATTGCGTCGGCACGTTGCGCTGGTGTCAGCGTTCCGCCGATGCCTTCACCTGGCAGACGTTTGAGCACGCGTTCCGGGTCGATCACGTCTTTCGGCTTGACGTACGCCGGCGAGAATTTTTGGAGTAGCGCGCCGGCCTTGACATTGGCCTTGCCCGCAACTACCGGACTGACAAATGGTGCCAGCTTGTACTCATCGGTGAGTTTGTCGAAATCAATTTCCTTGGTTCCGAACGTAACTGCCGCCGGGCACAGGAGGTCGATGAGAAAAGTGTTCTGCGGCCGCAATCCCTGGATTACGCCCAGCAGCGTGGTTGTGTCGTACGACATAACTGACTCCTGGATAGAGTTGTTGGTGGGGTAGTCCAGGACCGCGGTCCTGGTTGAACTGAGTTGCTACAGCGGCGTTTCGAGCTGCAGGCCGGTGCGGTCGAGCTCGGCCTTCAGCTCGGTGGCGGTGTAGCTGTCATCGATCACCGCTAACTCCGAGTTGAACTTGCCGGCGCAGTAGTACGGGCAATCCTTGTCTGCGCTGGTGGCGTTCACTGCGTGGCAGGTAAAACCAATGATGGTTTGGCTGCCGTCATCGGCTGTGTCCAGCGCCTTGGTCAGCTTGCCGCTGGCGGTGATGCGGCCAACGGCCGTATAGGCCGCCAGGTTCTGGCCGGTGATGAGCTTGCCGGTGTCGGTGCGCACAGGGCCGCCCAGCACGAACGGATCGTTGCTGTCAGACGCTGTGCTGGATGATGCAAGAGGTGGCATGGTGGTGGCTCCCTTGGGTGTATGGGTTGATTGCTGCAGTGGTTACGAGTGCGCCGTGCTTCCGCCGGCGGCGCGCCCTCTTACTTGCCGGCGCCGGTGGCCTTGTTGTACGAGGCCAGGATGCTGGCCGCCTTGGTCTGCGGGCTCGCCGGATCGCCCTGTTGGTTTGCGGTAACGCCGGGCGTTCCGGCCTGCTGCATGGCCTGGCTCAGCGGGCTCAGCGCGTTGGCGCTTGCTTCCTCCGCAGCCATGCTCAGCATCGCCTTCGCTTCGTCCGCCGTCATGCTGGTCTGGAATGCCAGATGCTCGGCCAGCTTGCCTTTGCCTTTTGCTTCGTCGCTGCCAAGGATTGCCTGCACGCGCGCGCGTTCGGCTTTGCTGGCCTCGCTTCTCACCGTGGCGAGTTCGCCCTCGGATGCAGTGGTGTCAAGCGCGGCGGTAATGCCGCCCGTAGTCGGTTCGGTCATAGTAGTGTTGCCTCCGGTAGTCATAGTGTTGTTGCTGCGCAGGTGCTCCGCGAATATCGCCACAGCCTCGTTGCCGTTGACGAGCTCGTGAGCGAATCCGATATCTATCGCCGCCTGGCCGCGATAGACGGCCGCTTCCGTGTCCAGCACCGCTTGCAGATCCATTCCTATTAGCTCGGACACCAGGGCGGCGAAGTCCTGGCGCAGCCCGTCAGTCTCGGCTTGGAATCGCTGCATCACGCCCTCGTCGAGGTTCTCGTACGGATTCCCATCGACCTTGCGTGCACCGGAGTGGATCAGCGTTACGATGATGCCGGCTTCCTCAAGCGCGCCCTGCCATGACGCGTGCGCCATGACAACGCCGACAGAGCCAGCCATTGCGGTTTGTGTGATCAGGCGCCGTTCTGCGGCGCTGGCCAGGGCCATGCCGGCGGAACAATGCATTTCGTTGCAGACGGCCCAGAGCGGTTTGCCGCTGTCGGCAGCGATGCGGGCGAGCTGCCGCGTGGCATCAAAACACCCGGACACCTCGCCGCCCGGTGTGTCGAAGTCCAGCAGCACGCCTTTTACTTCCGGGTCATCGCACGCTGCTTTGTGCCGCGCCACAATGCCGTCGTAACCGGTCATCCCGCTATATGGCTGCAAGTAGCCGTATCGGTGGACCAGGGTACCGGTGACCGGCAGTACAGCTACACCCTGCTGCACGGTGTAGGGGCGGTACTTGCGTTCGGCGCCGGCGGTCTGGAATGCCTCAGCGGCGATCTGCAGCTTCTTGCCTACGTCGATCTCGCCGTCGGCGCCGAGGAGCTGGACGATGCCGAGGCGCTTGGCCAGCGCACTGAAAAACGTGGCCGCGTAGGCTGGCTCGAGCAGCAGCGGCGTATTCAGGACGCGGCTGGCAATGTGGGGGAGTCCAAGTCTTTGCATAGGTTCCTCGCGTTAAGCCGTCTCGGCCTGTTCTTCGTCGGGGGCCAGGGCTTGCGTGCGCATCCAGCTTGGTGGCGGCAGGCCTTTTTCGCTGCGCTCCTGGATTTCCCGCACCTGTTGAGCGAACACTTCTTGATAGTCCTCGCCCATCACGGCCAGCTCTTTTTCGTACGTGCTCAAGCCGGACTCGATGCGCAGGACCGCCTCCTTGACTTCCTTCAGGCCATCGATTGCGATACGCCCGGTGCCGATCCACTCCGCGTTGCACCAGGCCGCCTTCGCTTCGTAGAAACCCCGGGCGCCGCGCGGCGGCGCGATCAGTCGGCGATCGAACAGCTCTTCGAGCACCAGCGCATAGATCATGCTGGCGTACCGCGCCGCGATGACTTTGCGGCGGCCCATGAAGTAGCGCCACGTTTCCATCAGCGAGGCGCGCGCACTGCTATAGTTGGTCTTGCTGTAGTCGCGCGCCAACTGCTCGACGCTCAGGCCCAGGCCAGACGCCATGTACCGCAAGAAACTGGCCTCGAGCTCGGCAAAGCCGTTGTCGGCATTGCTGGGCGTAAGCAGGTTCAGTTTCTCGCCGGGCACCAGGTGCGGAATGCGGACGCCGTTCAGGCGTACATCCATCCCCTCGTTCATGTTTGCGAGCAGGCCCATGTAGGAGGCCAGCTTTTCCATGCCGCCCTCGGCACCGATGATTTCCAGCGCCAGGTCACCGCCCAGCTCCGTTTCGATCGTGGCCGCGTACATGGCGTTGACGATCGCGTTCTGCAGCTTGGTATTCTGCAGCTTGCCCAGCATGTGGCACTGTTCCAGAATCGCAAGGAAACGATTGGCGCCACGTGTCTGCCCATCCTCGGTTGGCTCGAACACATGCAAGAACTGCTGTCGGCCCCACGATGTTTCACGTGGCACCTCGATCCAGGTGTCGCCAAATCCTGAACCAAACAGTCCAGTACTCTCGGTGTTGCGCACAAAGTAGCTTCGCGCGGCACCGTAACGATCGCACCGAATGCCGCCGCGAATGTCGGCGGTGTCTTGTTGACCGTTCGGGTTGGATACGCGGTGTGTGTTGACCGTCTTGATGCCGGTCCGCAGCGCATCCGGTGGACGGTCTTCGATCCATTCCGCGCTCGCCATGACTTCGCCGCGCGTTACATGCGTGGCCACAGCCTCGCGCACGAACATCGTGAACGTGCGTTTGCGCTCGGCGTCCAGCCAAAGACCGCTGGGGTCCTCGACCAGCTCGGTCCACAACAGTTCAATGTCTCGCGCGATGCTGCGCGCATCGTCCTCGCTGATGCCCAGGCGCTGCCACCGCGGTTTGGCCGACAGACGAAACAGGTGGCCGACGATGTTGTCAACGTGCAGCTGCACACCGCCCTGGGCCACGCCGTGGTTGCGCACCAGGTCGTCAGCGCGAGCATTGCCACGCGCCAACCCGGGCAGCAGCGCCGCGTCGGCCGAGCGTGGCGGCGGCGACCAGTTGCGGAGCTGGCCCCCGAATCCGTCACCGGCTCCAGAATAGCCCGACGTAAGCGGCATGCCGCTGGCATCGAGGAGCCTGACTGCTTTGTTCATCATCCCACGACCCTCGCCGGCCGACATCGGTTGGTCACGCCCACGCCGAGTTCGGCGCGGAGCTCGTTGACGTACGCGCGCAGCACCGGCACCTGTGCGGGCGTGTACTGGGTCTGCACCCCATCGATCGTTACGCTGACAACCTGCTTGCCGGTGATCAGTTTGTGCAGCGCGGCCTCAGCCTCCTGCAGCTGCTGTTGTGTCGCCATTGCTGTCTCCAGTAATCAGCTGCCGTTGCCGAAGCGGCGTGCCAGGTCTGCGAGCTGCTGCTGCACGGCGCTGGTGTCTTTCGCGGGCGCAGCGGCAGCCGGCTTCGGCGCCTGGACGGCCACGCTGAAAAGGTCGGCTTGCAGCAACTTCTGCTCCAGCGCATCCCAGTCGGCGGCCGACTTCAGGTGGATGCGTCGGGCACGTGCGGCGTGTAGCGCGTACACCTCGCAGTCCCAGGCCTCCACCGCGCAGCCGCTTTTGCGCTGCCAAACCTTTTTGTTTTTGAGGGTTCGGTGCGGCGCTTTCACTTCGCCCGTGACCTGATCCCAGTAGTCTTCGCGCACGTGCTTGGACTGGTGGAATCGTCCGGGCCCAACGCCAGAGAGTTTCATGTGCGCCGCAAGCCAGTCCTTCGCCTTGCCGGTGCCAACGATGTAGGGCTTGAGTCCCCAGCGGTCGGCCTTGGTTTGCTTGTCCGGGTTGTGGTGATCGATGCTCTTTCTTGGTGGTGTGGCGAAGATCTCCGGATCCGTTTGCGCGCTCGATCCCTTGATCGCCATGACCAGCACTTCAGGGTGTGCCTTGTTCATCCGCCGCACCCATGAATACACCGCGTCGTTCGTCTGGCCGTCCGAGCTGTCGATGCTCACCGCCGACGGATAGATGCTGGTGCCGGAGGCGTGCTCCACGGCGGCAAACGTCAAGTTCTCCAGGTCCGTCCACACCTGGTCGGACTTGTCCGTCGTGGCGGTCTTGGCGTAGATCTCTACCCAGAGCAGGCCCCAGGACTCTTCGCCACGGCCCCACGCGCGCTTGATCACCGCGATGCGGTTGTGCTGTACGTCGATGCCGACAGTCATCAGCAGGCCGCCTGCAGGACATAACTGCTCCGGGTAATCGAGGGCCAGCTCCTTCAGTTCGTCGCGGCTGGCCTGGTCGTCCTGGTACTCGTATGGCCGCGCCAATTTCGAATTGTCAAATACGATCCGCTCCGTCTCATCGCCGTGCGCCGCCTCATATTCCGCGCTGAGATGGTCGCGCACGAGGTCCTCGAGTCCGGCACCTGGCAGGCAGGAATAGAGTTCGCTTAGCTCCATGAACCCGACGATGCCGGAGTACTGCGCGGTGGGCGTCCAGCCGCATAGCGGATCGCCGACCTCCAGCGCTTCCTGCACCGTGTTCCGGATGTTTTGGCGGCGCTGGTAGTCGTCCCAGACGCTGCCGCAGTTCGGGCACGCGTAGACGGCCGTTTCAGGCAGCGCCTTACCGTACACTTCGTGTTCGCGTCCATCCTCGGCGTCCTGCCAAGACACGTTCGCCCAGTCGAGCACATGGCGCTCGCCGCAGTCGTGGCACTCGATTGGCAGCACCCGCTTGTCGGATCGTTTGATGTGATCCTCGACTTTCGAGAGCCCCTTGACCGACGGGGTGCCGCCCATGATCCGCTTGCTGTTGGGGATGCGCTTGGTGCGCTCCCACAGGAGCTTGATGGCGTTGCCCTGCTTTGCTAGGTCGTCCGTAGCGTCGTCTGGCTCCTCAACAAACACGATGCGGGCCGGCGTGGATTTCACGCTGCTGATCGATTTCGAGCCAACCAGCTTTAGGAAGCCGTTGGGGAGCGACTTGAACAGTGCGGTGTTCGTGGACTTGCGAGAGCTGGTGGTGTCGATCAGGTCGTCGATTGCCGGCGTGGCACGCACGGCAGGCACCAGCTTTTCATCGTTGAATTGCTTGGCCGCCGCCTCTTTCGGAAACATGCCAACGATGGTGCACGCGGTGAACCGTATAGCCCTAAACAGCCACGCCAGCAGCGCGAACGTCCACCCGATTTGCGCTGCTTTCATCACGACGACTTCACGTACGTTGGGGTCGTCGAGCGCCGCGAAAATGCCGTGCATATACGGCACGTAGTTCAGTCGATAGTTGCCGTGCGTGTCGCCGCTCTCGGCGGGCAGCCGGTATTCGTCCTCAGCCCACTCTGCTGTCGGAGGTATCGGTTTCGGCTCCAGCTCCTGGATCATCGAGTCCCAGAGAGTCGCGCAGCTTTCGCGCATGATCCGCAACCCGTCCGAGGGCAAGTCGTAGGGGTTCGTGGAGCTCATCGTCGTCGAGGGTGATGTTGCGCTTGACAGCCACAAGCTCGCGGATCTCGTCTTCGGCTTGGTTGACGGCCGCATGCATGGCCTGGGCCAGTGGCACCACCATCATTTTTACGTCGCCCTTGAGCAACAGATCGCCGGCGTCCTTGAGTCGTCGCTGTCGTTTTTCCGCAGTGTTCTCCCGTGCCTCCTCGATGCGTGCGTGGGTGAGTGAGTTCTGTGCGTCGCCGGCGCGGCCCGCAGCTTCTTTGCGGAGCTGGTCGCAATAGGCCTGCAGCCAGCTCCCGAGCGTGCCGCCGACGGCGAGCTGTCCGGCTTTTACGCGCTCGGCAATCGCCTGTTGGCTGCACCCGACGAGCTGGGCGAACAGCGTTTGCGTCGGCGCGGAGTTGAGGTTGATCGTGGTCATGGTGGTGAGCGGGTGATGGCTGGCGGGATCACAGTTACAACCCCCCATGCGGTCAAAAAACTAGGCAAATTCCGCGTGTCTAGCGCCCGTATCTCAGCCTCGGCCCAGGAAGGACCCGCGCCCGGTCCGGCTCGCTGCCGGCGGTGTCGGCCCGTCCGCAACGGGGGCCCCATTCGGCGCCTGCAGCGCCGCTTCGACTGCCCTCGCTCGGCTGGTGGCGGCGGTGACCTCGCAGCACACCGCGTCCACGTAGCTGTCCGCCAGTGCGGGGTGGCACCCGGCTTGGGCTGCGCAGCTCGCTACAGCCAGCGCCGCTACCGCACGCCCGACATGATGGGTCTGCCGGCTCATTGCGCGACCCCGTTGTAGACGTCGCACACCGGTATCGGGAACGGCTGGCCGGTGGCGAGGAAGTACGCGGCGCGGGCGGTGCGGCGGGCTTCGGGGTGCGCGGGGTCGCAAAGCGCCGACAGGTCCTGCACGGCGGCGCGGGTGGCATCACCCACCTGGTAACCATCCTGCAGCTGGTTACCCAGGCCCTGGCAACCCACCAGCACCGCCGGCAGACTCAGTACCAGGCAGAGGCCGGCCAGCTTGATGCTGCCCGCGTGTTGCGTCATCGGAAACGGCTTCGTCATGGAGTGCCTCCTTGATAAGCGCCAGGTCGGCGCGATGGGAATAGCGTTTGATGCTGTGATCGAGTACGTCTTCGAACACGGTCGGAATCTGGTCCACGAACTGCGCCCAGCGCGACGGATTGATCCACCACAGGCCTTGCTCGCTTTTGTCGTGCGGGTAATACACGTGGCGTCCGTAGTGGCCGTAGCCGAACCAAAGCGGTGTTCTGCAAGCCACATCGCCGCCGTTCTGCACGCGCGCGTACTGGCATTGCACCGTCATCAACAGGTCGCGGCGGCTCGCCACCTTGCGCTGCCCGAACGTGATCAGCTCCAGCTGCTGCCGAAATCGCGGCGTCGGTTGCAGCCAGGCCATGGCGATCGCCAGCAGCAGCGCCACCGAGCCACCCAGCGAATGCCCGGTAATGCGCACGCGGTAGTCCGGAAACACGCCGAGCAGCTGCAGCAGTTGTTCTGCCAGCGCTCTTGCGGCAGCGGCATACCCGGCGTGGGCTGATAGGCCGCCGTAGAATGGCACCTTGCAGCTGCGGAAATTGTTGATCCAGTCGCGCCACCCGCCGGTATCGCTCAGTGGCCGTTCGCTGCCGCGCACCACGCAGGTCACCAGCTGCTGCGTGTGATCGACGCACAGGAACGCCTCGCCATCCGTAGGCCTGTCCAGCACGATCAGCAGCTCGTCCACACCAAGCGCACCCAGGCCGCCGTTGGTGGGCAGGTCGCGGCGCTCTTCGAGCTTGGCGTATAGGGCGACGCACAGCCGCGCCGCCTGCGCGATGGCATTGAATGTGATCATTGGAAGCCCAGCACCTGCTCCGCATAGAACTGCATGATGCGGCGCACGTAGGTAATGGTTTCGGTTGCCCGCGCACCGGTGACTGTTGGCAGACCCTTGATGATGTCCGCATACAGGGCTGGATTGCCGCGAGTCTCTTGCGCCTTCAGCACGCTGCCTAGGCCCGCGTTGTAGCTCGCCAGGGCCAGCAGATAGCGATCGATCACTGGTCTGGGAGCTGTCCACTCGCGCCAGAGCCGCGCCATGTAGAACGCGGCGCACGGTATTGCCGCTTCCGGCTCCCACGGCGTGCGCTCCCCGAAGCCGAGCTGCGGCGCGATCTCCGCCCAAGTGGCTGGCATGAACTGCGCTATGCCCTGCGCACCAGCTGGTGACGCCGCTCGGGGAATCAGTCGGCTCTCCGCATAGAGCTGCGCCTTCAGCACGCGCCAGTCCAGGCCCGGCAGGTGCTGCTCGCAGGCCTGCTGGATCAGAGCGTTGAACGCGATGCTTTGGTTGATATCGCGACCGCCGATCATGCGCCCCCCTTGGCGGCCAACAGGCGGCCCTCGAGCGTGCCGATACGCCCGTTGTGCCGGTTGAGCTGCTCGGTGTGCCCTTGCAGGATCGTGTCCTGCGCGGCGAACCGGCGCCGGCTGTCGGCGGTGAACTCGCTCACCGTTCGCGCCAGGCTTTCGACGCTCGCCGTCTGCCTTCCCCAGTTGTAGATCATGAAGATGGCCTGGCCGATCAGGAACAGCACCACGGCCACTATCTCGGCGGCGTACTCGCCCATCCCGGTTCTCCAAAAAAAAAGGCCCGGACCAAACTGGAACCGGGCGCCATAAGGGGAAACATCGCATCGTGCGGCTGGGCTCCGCCCATTAAAAAGCCCGCCGGATTTGCATCGGGCGGGCTTCTTGCACACTAGAAATTTTAGGGGCCAAACTGCGCAGGGCAAGAGAATCAAGGGGTTTGCTGCAAAAAAACTCCCGATTTTTGGATCGATCAAATAAGAATAATTCGCAATGGTCCCATCGATGGGACCAGTTTCCCGAGGTGTGGACCGCGAAAAGCCTTGATTCCACTGGGGTGGTCCCTACGGTCCTGACGGTCCACACCTATTTCCAACACTTCAACAAAATAAAGAATGGCAATGAAAGTGCAGTTCAACGCCACGCTCCAACACCGCGTGCGGCCATCTCCCCGCTGGTGGCCCAGGTCGGGACCGTGTGGACCAGGCCGATAAATCAAAAGCTTATGTGCGGCGCGCGCCGTATAGAGGTCCGGACCTCGCACGTCAGTACAGAAATTCAGGGTGCAGAAAACCACTGGCAAGGCTGCCAGTTAAAAAAAATCTCGGGCGTGGGCGTCTTGCCCAGGCAGGGGATTTATGTAGAGAACTGTTCCTGCAGGTGATTGCTCAGGCCTGCGAGCCAGGAACACATGGCCCGGTAGCCAGCCCCGTGGATGTGGGACCAGCGCCGTTGAAATGTCCGATCGTCAAGGCTGGCCGTCCTGGCCACCCGTCGAATGGACCACTGCGTTACCCCTGCGCCGTTACAGAGCGAGCAGCGCTTGCTGCCGCCTTGCGGACGCGCCTCCGGGGGCTCCCCTCGCGGGGGAGATTGCGAGGCATTGGGCTCACCGCCACCGCAAACGCGGCAGGGCTCGGGCCGTAACAACTCTTGCATGACGGCCTCGGCAAGGCCGTTGAATTCTGTCAGGTACAGGCTCAGCTCATAGCCGCTCGCATGCACCATCACGTCAACCACGGCGGCCTTCAGTCGGCGGCCTGCCATTTTGTCGTCCTGGAACAGATAGTACGCCAGATCAAGCGAACGGCGGTCAACCCCGCTCAGCGCGCCGGCCACGTCCGCCCAGCTGGTGCCGCCCGCTGTGGCGCGTCCACCGACCGCGTCCAGGTTGACACCGCGCAGGCAGATCATGCCCAGCCTGTTAATGCTCATACCGTGTCTCCGGCGCTTGGGACGCCACTTGCTGGGCCTGCAGCTTGCTGGGGCGTCGGTATTTCAATGTGCGGGTTTTTCCGGTGCGGACCTTGGTTCGCGTCCAGCCCATGCGTGTCAAGATCGATGCCAGCCGCATCTGCTCAGGCTTGCGTTGCTGCGCCGGCTCCATACCAAGCGCGCCTTCGAATATCTCTCCCATGGTGAACGCGTCGGACATCACCTGGCCGGCATCATCCAACCACTGCTCCACTCGCGTCTCCCAGCTATCCGTGACAAAGCGCTGCTCTTGTTCGGCTTCGAACAAGTGGCCTTCTGCCGGCAGCACATGCCACACGGCGCCGGTCTGGTAGCGGAGGTAGGCTTCCGCCCATAGCTGATCGCGGTCACGCTCAAGTGCCGCAAGGTTGATCGCGTGACAGTACACAGGCCAGTATCGCCGGTTGCCGGTCGGGTCCGTCAGGTACGCGTCCTGGTTCGTTGTGCCCGCAAATACGTTTTGGCGTGCATGGCTCTCCGGCCTGCGCCCGTAGGCCTTGCGGTAGCGGTCGACCTGCGAGGCAAAAAACGACTTGGCGCGCGTGGCTTCGGCCTTGTTGAAGCTGTCGAGCTCCGCAAGCTCATAGATCCACACGCCCTTGAGCTGCTCGAACCCGTCTTTCTCGCCGAGCGGAAACTGCGTATCGCTGTACCACTCCCCGCCGAGCACTTTGAGCGCGGTGCTTTTGCCGATACCTTGCGGCCCCTCGAGGATCAGCACCGTATCGTTCTTTGCGCCGAGCTCCATCACCCGGGCCACGGCGCCCACCAACCACTTGGCGCCCACCAGGCGCACGTACTCGCTGGGCGACACGCCCAGATAATCGCTCAGCCACGCGTCGAGCCGCATCCTACCGTCCCAGGCACTCGCCACTTGTTCGAGGTATTCGCGCACCGGATGCCGCGCGTTGTCGCGAGCCACCATGTCCACCGCGGCATTGATCACCGAGGGCGGCGCGGGAATATCGTAATGCTGAGCAAGCCAGACGTCCGTTCGGTTGGTGTCGTCGTCACTCCACTCGTTGTTCAGTGCAGCGTGCGCGCTTTGGGGGAACGGCGGCTGGCGTGTCTTGAGGGTGCGGTCGGAAAACGAACAATGGCTCAGCACATCGCGCCAAGCCGGATCGTTGCCCAGCACCAGATACACGTTGCGCGTGTCGCCCTTGAGGCCGCCCTGGCGGCTGCGACCGAGCTGGTGCTTCCAGTCGGCGAGATCCTCAAACACCACCGCAAACGCGTCATGCACGTCATCGAGCACGCCCACCTTGAGCATGTCGGCAAACGTGGCCAGCTCCGCCGGCTGCTTGCCGCGAAACAGAGGCCGCACCAGGTGGCACGCTTGTTCCATCGCCAGTTTGGCAAATAGCTCCCAGCTGCCGTGCTTGCGGTCCTTGTCAGCCGCGCCACACAGCAGCAGCGGCGAGGTGCTGTTCACCGCGCGCAGGCTTTGGATCACGGTTAAAAGGTTGTCGGCCTCGAAGACCACCACCATCGGCAGGTGCGTGGCCTCGTGGATCGCTGCGCCGCTGGCGTAGTCCACGCAGAGGCCGATAGGCTTGCCGCGCACAATGCGGCCAATGATGTGCATGGCCCCGTGGCGCGCGACGCCGGCGGGCCGGTAACCATCGCGCAGCGTTTCGCCGCTGCCTTCGTCGTACAGGAATTGCAGGCCCACCAGCGTGTCGTGCTGGTTACGCATCGGCACGATCACAGCACCATTGCTGCCAAAGCGCACACCGTAGGGCCGAATGCCGCGCAAAGTCAGGTAGTCGGAGGTGCCGGCGACCTTGGCCTTGCGCCACATAGCCTCCGCGGTGCGCGCGGCCCGGCGTGCGGCCTCGCTGCGCATCTGCAGGGCAATGCGCTTGTTGTCGGCGCAACGCTGGTTGACGATGTCTTTCTCGGTCTTGCTCAGGCCCATGCCCTTGAGCCAGACCTTTTGCACATCGCCGGTATCCCAATTGCCGTAGTTGCCGGCGGGCACCTGGGTGCCATCGGGGCGATCGTACCAAAATAGCGAATACCAGCCGTTTCGCGAACACCGGCGGTGCCCTTCAACATCCACGCGCACCAGGCGGCCGACCTCCAGGTCGTCCACCAGCAGGCCGTAGCTGCGCAGCTGGTCGAGTACTCGATCGAGGGACACGCTCTACCCTTCCAGTCCGCGCCGTTCGGATGTCGATTGACAGTACACGCAACGCCTGGCGCCGGGCATCGCTGCCAGCCTGGCGGCAGGTATCAGCTCTCCGCACTCCAGGCACTCACGCACCAGCGTGGTCGACTCCACTTTGCCCAACCGCCGCCGCACATTCTCGATCTGCGCCGCTGTGGCGCGGTCGATGTATTCCCCGGCAATATCTGCGTGATCAGCCATGTTTCAGTACCTCCCCCGGCCCGGGGCGCGAGGTGCTATTCTGTCGAGCCTCCCGCTGGCGCTGAATGGATAACTCGAGGCATGAACAAACCAGACTTTGATGCAGTAGATCGTGCGCTTGCAGCAGCAGCTGATGTACTTCGGCGGGGATCGGAGTACCGCGAAACGCTGCCACCCAGGCCTCGTCGGCAATACCTGGTTCTAGAGGAGAAGCTGGCACACCTGCAAGAATCTCTTGAAATACTGCGGGAAGGGCTTCAAAAGTCAGGCTTGCAATAGTGCCGTTGATTTCTACCGCGTGAGTAATTTTCATGGCGCCGCCCTCCGTTTGCTCTCCGCCAACTGCATCAACCCCTGCGTGGCCGCCAGCAGCCGGCGCAGGTCATACTCCAACGCTGGCCACTCGTCCTCATCGATCACGCCGTCCTCGAGCGCGGTGATCATCGCGTCGACGGCTCGCGAGGACTTCTTGCTGAGATCCACGAACACCCGCAGCAGTTCGTGGCACTCCAGTCCACTATCTAGCAGCGTGAACCACGCCCTGCCAGGGAACAGGCTCAAAAACGCATCGAGAATGCGCTCGTCCTGCGTCTCTCCCGCCACCGCGAGGAACAACTCCAGCGTCGGCCGTCGTTCCGGCGTGTCGGGATTCAGGGAGTTGGCGAGCGTGGATAGCGGGCGCTGCAGCTGCAAAGCAAGCGGCTCCAGACCGTAGTCAAGAGCCGCTTTGTGCAGGGCCTCATCAAGAGGCCATGTCCGGTGTCGGGCAGCGAGCTTCGCTGCGTTGGATGGGCGTGCCATGAGAATTTTCCCCTCTGATTGCCTGGTATCAAGCAGAGCCTTTCGGCGAAATATGCGAGGGTGGCGCGCAGCAGCCCCGCCCTCCCTTTGCGGACGGGTTTGCGATGGACCGCAGCCAATCGGCGGTAAAGGCTCCCCCCGACAAAGTGGCCAGGATTTCGGCGTACCGCGTTTCTCCGGTGAAGTCCGTCCGCGGCAAGGCTCCCTGAGAGAGCCACTTGTAGACGGCCCTCACACTGACCCCGCAGGCGCGGGCGGCTTTGGGAACGCCAATCTTGGTAATGGAGTCGGCAAATGCGGTCATGTCTCATCCCGAATATGAACTAGAAGTACATATTAAACACGGACTGACAGTACACGCAAGTCTCAGGAAAATGAACCTATGGTACATTCCGACACAATCAGAAGCGCTTTTTCCGCCCGCCTGTGGGATTCGCTCAAAAAATCCGGCTTGGATGGGCGCGGCGCAGGAGCTATGTTGTCCAGGATCACAGGCGCCAGCCCCAAGGCAAGCAGCAAATGGCTCAATGGTGAGGCGATCCCGGCCCGCTCGCGCCTGGAGATCATTGCCCGGAAAACCGGCGTGCGGCCCGAATGGCTTGAGTACGGCATTGAGCCGATGTACCCCGATGCTGACGCTCCGTCTAGCGCCTCGGCCGGGAACGTCTATCCTGTAGGCAACACACCACGGAAAGTTCCGCTGCTCACGCGGATACCAGATGACACGGAAACAGGCATGATTATGGATGACAACGTCGACGAGTGGGTTGATACCTACATCGATGTGACCGAGGGAATGTTTGCGCTACGCGTTGTAGGCGAAGTGATGTTAAACCCCGTAGGTGCGCCATCATTTCCCGAGGGAACGATCATTATCGTAAACCCGAAGAAATCGCCAAAGCATCGATCTCTAGTGGTCGTTAGAGAACCTGGAAAGGCGCCTATTTTCCGCAAGCTAAGCATCGTCGGTGATGATCGGTATCTGCTGCCGCTCAACCCGAGATATGAACCAGAAAAAATAACCGGGCCGGTGCAGTTCCTGGGCTGCGTAGTCGCCGGCCAGATCGAAATTGAGTGAGGGAACGAGATGGAAATATACGAACGCCTGGACGCCTACGCAAAAAAAGTGGAACAACAAGGCGCCATGATTCAAACCGAAGAGGCGACAAAAAACGCATTCATCATGCCGTTTATCAGCGCTGTACTGGGCTACGACGTATTCAATCCGCTTGAAGTGACGCCAGAGCTGGTCGCAGATATCGGCACGAAAAAGGGCGAAAAGATCGATTACGCGATCCTGAAAGATGGCAATGTCCAGATGCTGATCGAGTGTAAGAAGGTCGGCGAACCGCTCCGCTTCAACCACGCGAGTCAGCTCTATCGGTACTTTTCCGTCACGTCCGCGCGCATTGCGATTCTCACCAACGGCCAGCACTTTTGGTTTTATACCGACCTTGATGCCCCCAATCGAATGGATGAGAAGCCGTTTCTTGTGCTCGACGTACTAGACATCGACGACCACGTTGTGCCGGAGCTGTCGAAAATTACCAAGCAGGCCTTCGATATTGATTCGATCATGAGTGCAGCGGAAGAGCTCAAGTACGTCAGCCAGCTGAAAAAACTCATTGCATCGCAAATAGCCTCGCCGGACGACGACTTCGTCAAACTATTTGCAAGCAGGGTTTACGGTGGGTCGATCACGCCGCGAGTGCGGGAACAGTTCTCCGCATTAGTGGTCAAAGCTGGCCGCCAGTTCGTGAATGATCAAATCAATGGTCGGCTCAAATCCGCGATCTCCCCAGGAACGCGTGTACCACCGGCTGGTCAGCCCCAGGAGATGCCTGCGGCAATATCTGAGCCGGAGCAGGACCGCGTCAATACCACCATGGAAGAGATTGAGGGGTTCCACATAGTGCGCGCGATCCTTCGCCAAGCCGTCGATATCAAGCGCATTCACTCCAGGGACACGCAAAGCTATTTTGGGGTCCTTCTGGATGACAACAACCGCAAGCCGATCTGTCGGCTTCACTTCAATCGCTCACAAAAATACCTCGGCGTGATGGGTGGCAACAAAGTGGAAACACGCCACCCAATTCAGAGCCTGGATGACATTTTTCTGTACGCCGACGACCTGATCCGGACGGCCACATCCTACGATACATCGCCAAACGAGGGCGCTCCTGAACTGCTGGAGCCCCCGGCCGCAACATAAAATGAACTTTTGGTACTTGACCGAACCTGTACTTTAGGTTCATATATGCGCCACCCACTACTTGGGAGGCGCTATGTCAAACCATCCTCTGCTGTTATCCGACGCGGCCAAGGTTCTGCATATTGGCCCGAAAATTCTGCGCAAGGTCCTGCGGGACCGCGGCGTGCTGGGCCGTCTGAACGACCTGCCACGCCGTGATCTGATCGACAAGGGCATCTTCGCCATCGAGCAGCGCAGCTTCCGCAAGGGCCGCACTGACGCCAATCCCGGCATCGAAACCACATACTACGTCACCCTGGTCACTGCCTACGGCATGACCTGGCTGCAGGAAGTGGTCGACGGTCACCGCGGTCAGGAGGCAGTCGATGCCGCTCACTGACGCCGACCTGGACAGGATGTTCGATCGCGGCAACGCGCCTGAGACCACCTTTGCGGAATTGGTGAGGGAGCCCATCTCCGCGTGGTTCATCCTCGAGCCGCTGCATGAGATCGATATCAGCAAATCGAATGGCGCTTTTCAGAGGCTGTTGGCGGTGGCCGTGGCCGGCACCGGCATTCCTGTGCTTGATCTGACCATCGGGCAGGTGGTCGAGATCGTCTCCACCTGCAGGGACATCTACAACAAGCGCTACCTCGCCACGGGCTGTCTCGGGTTCGCGCCAGGCGAGGCTGAGAGGCTGCTCGATGCCGCTGCGCTTCCAAGTTGCCGCGCCGCCGGCAAGGAGGCTGCATGCAGTCGCGCCTGATTTCCGCCTTGGAAAAGCTGGTAGACATCAGCGTGGGCTTTATCGGCTCGCTGGCGCTGCTCCACTGGCTCATCACGCCTTTCTACTTCCACGCCGAGGCGGCGGCCCAGACCAGTCTGGCCATCACGCTGATCTATACCGCCTGGAGCTTCCTGCGCGGCTACGGCACTCGGCGCCTGTTCAATCGCTATCACCACGTCCTGGAGGCCTGGGCCGAGCGCTTGCTGCGCCTGGCCCTGCGGGACGTGCTCATCCCCCGGGCCACGGCCTGGCTCCGGGCTCAACTCCGGAGGCTCGCCCCATGACCGAAAACTCCCGCAACGTGTACCTGATTGAGTTCGTGGACAGCGCTTGTGCGCCCACCGAGCCCGGCCTGTACCTGGTACTGACCGCCGGCGGCACAAATCCGAAGATCTGCAACGCGGAATTTTTGGATAGCTCCTTCCGTGGATTCCGCGACATTGCGCACAAAGAGCGCGTTTGGCCTCGCGAAGTTCTGGCCTATGCGCTACTGCCAGCCAAGGCCGAGGTATTCAAAAATCTCTACGCGCCGCTGGCGCCGGTGGTCGACCTCGACACCAGGAGAGCGGCACATGCGGATGCTTGAGGTGCTTTGGCAGGACTACGCCGAACGCCGCTGTGCCGACGCAACGCCGGAAGAGCGCGAGCGCGTGCACCAGGCCTTTATTTTCGGCGCGGCGGCATTCGATGTGCTACTACGCGAGATCAGCGGGGCACCGCATCCAGTGGCTCTGCAGATGGCGCAGCAATTGCGTCAGGAATTGTCGGGCGCCCTCGCGCCCACGCCCCCAAGCACCACCCACTAAACCAACAATCCTAGGGAAACATCGCCATGGCAGACCTGTATTCGATTCCATTCAAGTCGTTAAAGCTCGGTAAAGACAACATCCGCAAGAGCGCGGCAAGTGCCGAAGAGGATGCCCAGCTCAAGACGTCCATTGCCGCCAACGGCATCCTGCAGAACCTGATCGTCCGGCCCGCCGGCAAAGACAAGTACGAAGTGCGCGGCGGCGCGCGCCGGTACCGGGCCTTTGCCGACCTCGTGAAGGACAAAGTGTTTCCGGCCACGGCCGAGGTGCCGTGCATGGTGCTTGGCGACAATGAGAACGAGATCGAGGCCGCGATCGCCGAAAACATCGTGCGTGTGGGCATGCACCCGATCGATGAGTTCGAGGCGTTTACCGATTTGCACTATCGCGGCGAGCTGCCGATTGCTGATATTGCCGCGCACTTTGGCACCTCCGAGCTCCACATCCGCCAGCGTCTGGCGCTGGGTAACGTCCACCCTACCCTACGTGCCCTGTGCCGCGAGGGCGAGTTGAGCGTGGATGCGTTGCGTGCCTATGCGGGCACCGACGACCAGGAACGACAGATCGCGGCCTACACAGCACTCAAGCAGAGCGACGACCATCGCTGGGTCGGCAGCATCCGCAAGTACTTGCGCGAGCGCACGTACACCAGCGACCACAAGCTCGCGCGGTACATCGGCCTGGCGGCATACAAAAAGGCCGGCGGGGCAGTGACCGAAGATCTCTTCGAGGAAGACCGCACCACGCTGATCGATGGCGAGCTGGTGGAGACGCTGGCCAAGGAAAAACTGGATCGTGCCCTGGACAAGGCGCGCGGGCAGTGGAAGTGGGCAGAGGTTGATCTGAGCTACGAGGCGTGGGCAGACCGACGGCGCAAGCTCGAGCCGGAACCCGTGCTGTCCGACGAAGAGCGCGCCGAGTTGGCCGACGTAACGCTGGCCCTCGATGCGCTGCAGGTTAAGGAAGACGAGGCGGAGGCCAAAGGCGAGGACTTGATATACGCGGTCGAGGCCGCCGGCGGCGACCCGGACGAGGATCCGGGTGTTGTTGCGATCACTGATGAGATCGAGGCCATTGCCGTTGAGCGACGAAAGCTATACGCCCGCGCGCGGGAGCTGGAAAAGCGGCGCGAATTCACGCCAGAGCAGCGTGCCATTGGCGGCTGCATCATCACGCTGTCGTCAAATGGCCAGCTGCAGCGTCATGAGGGCATCCTCAACAAAGAGGACCTGCCGGCGGCGCGGCAGCTGGAGGCGGGTGCCGCACCGGACGGCGTCGCCGACACGGCCAGCAAGAGCGAGGAGGCGGATGAGGGCCAGGGCTTTTCGGCGGCGTTGACCGCGGACCTGTCGCTGTACCACCAAGCCGCCGCAAAGGCGGACTTGCTGTACAGTCCGGCGTTGATGTACCGCGCTACGCTGTTCAGCCTCTGTTGGTCCGCGCTCAAGCCCAACAGTCTGTATGCGGTCGGCGCGGCGCCGATGGATATCAAGTGCTCTAGCACATTCCGCGACAGCTCCCTGGGTGACCTGCGCGACAGCCGCATGCATCAAGAGGTGCTCGAGTACCGCGAAACGCTCGATTTGTCCTGGATTGGCCGCAGTGCTGCCGACAGCCTTAGCGCATTTCTCCAGTTGCCCGACGATGAGGTTCAGCGCCTGGTGGCGTACTGCGGCGTCCTGTCGCTGGACGAAAACAGGAACCTCAGCGACCCTGAGTGTCCGCTCGGTCGTTTGCTCGAGATCAGCCAAAGCCGTCTTGGCAAGCACTGGCAACCCACGGCCGCCAACTTTTTTGGGCGCATCAAAAAAGCGGCGCTCCACAAAGCGGGTGCGGAAATCACCGGTCAGGACGACTTCCCCAAAGGCTCCGGTTACAGCAAGCGCCTGGAAATCGCCGAGTACCTGCAGGAGCTGGTGCTGGCCCAGCCGCCAGCTGACCGCTGGCTGCCATTCTGAGGGCGCCGCCATGTCTACCGCGCTCGCTATCACGCCCAAAACGCTCCCCGGCGATACGGCTCATACCAAGTGGGTCCGGCGGGAAGATCTCACGCTGCGGCAACTCGTGCAGGTGCGCACCTTGTTTGGCGGATGGGCGTCCGACAACCACCTGTACCTTGTTGACGATGCCGCTGGCGAGGTAACCGACCGCCGGCATTTAAGCGCCTTTTCCTTTTCGGACCTTGTGTCCATCGACGCCCTGTAGGAGGAGCCATGCCCAAGCTCAGCATCGAAGAAAATGCAGTCCTGAAAGTGATAACCGATCATTCTCCAACGCCCCTCGGCCGTCGCCGCATCTACGAACTAAGCGGCCTCGAGGAGCAGCAGACCGTCGCCGCCGTGCTGGGCGATCTAATGCGCAAGGGCTGCGTGGTCGGCAACAACAGCGAAGGGTATCGGCTCCCCCTCAAAAGCTCCGCGCCGGCGCCCGGAAACACCCCGCCACCCGCCGCCAATGCGGGCGATGAGCGCCCCCGCCTCAAGGCCCCTCCCCGGCTTCGTCCGGCTAAAGAACAGATCATCGAGCTGCTCGAATCGGGAGGGCGCTGCACAAAAGATATTATCGAGGCGTTGCCAAACCTCGCCGTGACGGCCGTGCGTAAAGCGCTGACTACGATGGGCCAGCGCGGCGTGCTGATCATCGACAAGAGCTCGTGGCCGGCAGTCTACCGCCTGCCTGGCGTGATGCACGACGCTGGCGAGCCTGCGGTTACCGCCTCGGTCGACGTCGAGCCAAACAGCTCTACGCCCACGCCGGACCCTGCGCTCGACGCGGTGGCGTCTCTTGCGGACGCGGTTGTGGACACCTACACAACCATGCCCGACGGCGCAGACACCCTAGCGGGCTCGGGTTTTACCCCCAACCCACCAATGGCCGGCACCGACCGCGTGCTCGATACGCTGCGCGCCGCCGTCGACAGCGCCCAGGATGCCCTCGAGGACTATGTCAGCCTGTGCTGCAACCAAGATATTCTCGGCGGACTCCGTGCCTCGCGTGACGCAGCCCGCCAGGCGCTGGCCCGGTACCAGCAGGTGGTGCCGGCATGAGACCAATCATCCTGGCTGCGCCGGTAGCCACTGTCCTGATATCCGACCCCCACGACGAGCGCTCCGGTCCGTGGTTCGACAGTAAAGACTGGGATCGGCTACGTGAGTTGCCGCCGGGCACGAAACTGTATGCGGAGCCCCCAACGCCAACTCCAGCGCAGGCCGGGCAGTATGTGCTTTGCGATCCGAGGGTCATGGCTTACGCAGCATTCGCGCCTGACGGCAATATACGCATGTGGTGCAAGTCGCAAGTCGACGCGATCACGGCGGCAGGTTACGAGCCTTTCCCACTCTACGCGCCCGCCCAGCTCACCGGGGAGGGCGAGTGATGGAGACCTTCGACCTCATCCAGCACCTGCGTCGGCAGCGAACATTTAGCGAGCGCACTTTCGGGCCCGGCCACCGAACGGCGGGCATCATCGATCACATCCGCAAGGAGCTGCTCGAGGTCGAACGCGCGCCGCTGGACCTGTTCGAGTGGATAGACCTGGTGCTGCTGGCGCTCGACGGCGCCTGGCGCGCTGGTTATGCCTCTGAGCAAATTGCGGCCGCGCTCGAGACCAAGCAGACGCGCAACGAACAACGTGCCTGGCCAGATTGGCGCTCGATGCCTGAGGGCCAAGCAATCGAGCACGAAAGGATTGGCCCTGATACGCACGATTGGTCCGATGCTCCTGCAGACGCCACCCACTACCATCCGCGCCAGCGCGCTTACTACAAGCGTGTAGTTGAGTGGTATTTGTGGAGCCGCATTGAAGACGGCCGGCAGCGGCCCTGGCTGTACTCCATAGACGCTAGCGACAGCGAGGAGTGGATCGTTCGGCCAGCCCAGGACGCGAAGGGCCGCGCGCAGTGCGCTCGCTGCCTTCAAGGCACTGAGCCTGCTATGTGCGGAGCCTTTGCCATACACCCAACAACCTTTAATGGCTTCGCAGACCCTAGCGATCTGTGTAACTGGTGCGGGCACACTCGTGCATGTCATTTAACGTGCAAAGCGTGTCATGGTACCGGCCGGCTGATGCTTTATGGGGGGCACGGCACTGTGGCACACGTGCTTCCGTGCTCGCTTTGCTGCAAGCGTCGGCTCGCCCAGCAGGAGGGCAGCCATGGCTAAGGAAAGCGCAATCGAATGGTGTGACGCCACGTTCAATCCCTGGATTGGCTGCACCCGCGTTTCCCCCGCTTGCGATAACTGCTACGCGGCCGTTAGCACCCCGGCGCGAACGCGCGGGATCGAATGGGGCCAAGGGCGACAGAGGCAGCGAACAGCGTCTGCTAACTGGCGGCAACCTGGTGTTATTGCTTGGTCGGCCGGTGCCGAGCCGATGACCCGCGTCGGCAAGAAGGCCGCCGGCAGCCTGCTCGATGGCCACCAGCATCTTGCTTGGCCGGGACCTGGCGGAGATTGAGCCCGTGTCCGCCCTCGCCCCACACACCCGTGCTAATCGAGAATTTTTCGAGCCTGGCTGCGCGCCCACCCGCCACACCTGGGCCGACTGGATTCGTCGCGGCGTGGTCCAAGGCAAGCTCATCGACAACCGACCTTACGTGGATCTCAACGCGTTTGCAGTAGCCAATGTGCTCGAGCCTGAGATCGAGCGCCCCCCTCAACTGACCGGCCTGGACTTGCTCGCCGGCAGCAATCCAGCGTAAGGTCGGCCAATGCGCCCGAAAAAACCCCGCTTCCTCGCCGGCGTCCAGCTCGTCGACAACCTCTATCCAGACCCTCGTAAGCGGCCGGGGTTTTACTCGTACGTCCGCCCCGACGGCACCAAAAAATCATTTCAGGCACCGACTGTCGAGGAGGCCAACCGCGTTGCGCAGGAGGCCAATGGGCTGCGTGATCAGTACATTCCAACCGCCGAGATCAAGCTCTCTCGCGGCATGACGGCATACCATTTGCCGGCGTACATCCAGTACCGCGAGAAGATCAACGCGGGCCTGAAATCAAAGCACAGTTGGCGCAACCGCAAGTACGCGCTCAAGCTCTTTGCTGCTGCGTTTCCCCGCCTCGGCCAGATCGAGTTGCCGCAGATCCGCACTTGGTGGGATGAGCTTACACACTCGCAACAGAAACTCCGCATGGCCGAGTTTCGTCGGTTTTTCAACTGGCTCATGGGCGAATGCCTGGTGCCGCGCGTTAAATACAATCCGTTCACCACGGCCGACGACGTGGCCCGGCTGCTGCTCAAAGAGAAGCCGAAAAAAGCGCGGCAGGTGCTGACTGAGATCAATTTCCACCGCATCCACAAAGCCGCCGGTAAACTCGGGTATACCGCGCTGCAGCTGGCCATGGATATCAGCTTATACACGTTGCTACGGGAGGGCGACGTAGTGCGCCTGCGCTTTGACCGCCATCTCGACGACGACCAACTCCGCACCGTTGTCAGCAAATCCGACGCCCAGCGCGGCACCGCGCGTGCCACCAGGCTGTGCTGGGATCTCGAGGAGCACCCCAAGCTCCGCACCCTGATAAATCGTGCCCGGGAGCTCTCGCTGACGAACAAACGCTGCCCGTACCTGGTGTCACACAAACCCAAGAGACGCGTCTGGAACGATGAAGGGAAGGATCACATTTGCCAGGTGACGCCCGATCGATTGAGCCGAATGTTCAACGAGTCCATGCGCGCATGCAAAATCTCTGGCACAAGTTTCCACGAAGTGCGCGGCTTGGCTATCACGCTCTACAAGCGGGCGGGGTATAACGAAAAGGAGATCCAGCAGATCGCGGCGCACGAGTCCGTGGGCACCACGCGCGGGTACATGGACCCGGCCGAGCTGCCGTTCGAGCACGTGCAGCTCAAAATGTAG